GAGCGCTTCCTCGTAGAAGTGCTTCCCCTCGATCCCGCGCCGGCCGATCGCGCGGGCGATGACGAAGGCGATGCTCCTGGCTTCCGCGGTGGTGAGGCGACGCCGCCCGCCGCGCGGACCTTTGCGGGTGCTCCACTGGATCTTCCGCCGCACCCAGAGCTCGAGCGCTTCTGGGGGCGGCATCGGCTGCCCGGGCCGGCGGCCGTCGTTGATGACCGCCACGTAGGGGAGCGGGGATCCCACGACGCCGATCATCTCCCCCATCGCCACCGGCACACCCGGCAGTGAGTTGGAGCCCACCGCCCGCGCGCCGGATCCGCCGCGCACCTCGCCTGCGATGCTTCCGCGTGCGGCGCCCGTCACGCCCATCGGCACCTTCGGCTTGATCGTGCGCTCCAGGAGGAGCACGGACTTGGTGAGCGCCTCCTCGAGGACCTGGGGGATCACCTTCGCGGGGTCGGCGAGCTCGCCGCCCTCGATCGTGATAGAGACGATCATCAGCGCTGGGGGTGCGTGAGCAGGCCCACCTGGTCGCCCCAGCTCGTCTCCCCGCCCGCGGCGGCGATCTCGCCCTGCTCCCGGATCGGGAGGAGCTCGTTGGCCATCCGCATGAAGCGCTGGGCGCGGGAGGCGTACTCGCTCGCCTTCGACTTGTGGTCGACGGTGTCGGCCAGGATCGTGGGATCCGACGCGTTGCTGTAGTGGCTGGCGAGTTGCTCGCAGCAGAGCGCGGCGCCGATCAGCACCAGGGCATCGTGGTAGGAGGCGGGCACGGTGGTCGCCTCCTCCTCGATCGTATGCAGCCCGGGGTAGGTGATCCGGATCGTCTCGCCCACCTGCGGCGTGTCGGCCAAGAAGCGCAGCTTCGTGCCCGTGGGGGACTGGTAGAGCGTGCGGTCCAGGGCGTCGACCATCTCTGGCTCCCGCTTCCCCGCCGGGTACTCGACCGACTCCAGACGCGAGAACTCGTCGTCCCACGTGGCGGGCAGGTCGTAGTCGAAGGCGCCGCTCCCCGCGATGTCCTCCACCCAGCGCTTGGGCTTCGCGCGGGAGTAGCGCTTCACCGCCTCCTGGAGGGCGAGGTCGAAGTCGTCCGGATCGAGAAGGACACCGCCCTCGTCGCGGACGAAGCGTTGGACCTTCGGACGAAGCACGGCGAGGCTCATGATCGGTGCGGACCAGGGGTAGTGCGGGAGTCGGAGTCGAACCGAAGGGCTGGGGTGGACGGCCCCAGCGACTGCCGCCAGTCACTCCCGCGAAGGCCACCCTCAGCCGTGCCCGCTCCGCGAGGATGGCGGGGGTTACGTCGGCATTCTCGGGCAGCGGGCCCAGACGTAGCTGGAGCCCAGGCGGGTACTCTCGCCTGGGCTCCAGTCTATGGGGTCCGACCGCGCGCCGTGGCGCGGGTGGCGCGCGTGGCGCGCGGGGTGTCAGGTGCTCCGGACGGGGAGTCGCCAGCGGCCCGTACCCTCTCCGGCGCGCGTCGCCATCGGGATGATGCGGGGCCGTTGATTCCGCGCGAAATGATCGGCGCGCCGGTGCACGGGGGGACTCCGCAGCGCCCAGGGCAGATCGTAGGGTCTGGGCCGGAGCGCCACATGCACACCGTCGGCGGGGATGACCGCGGGGTGCAGCACGCCCTGAGTGGCGGGCGCGAGCAGGGTGGGTGCGGCGATCGGCGCGCGGAGAGTGCGCGCCGGAGCAGCCGCGGCGCTCGCCGCGGCCGAGATGAAGGGACCACCTCCTTCCGCCGCGGCAGGCGTCGCGGGCAGCAGGGTGAGCAGGAGCAGCGCGAGGAGGATCAGGGGACCTGCGAGCCATCTTCGGATCATAGTCTCTCCTGGAGGGAGGGGGGAAAGGCCGGCGCCGGGGGGCCGACGCCGGTTCTATCACCAGCTGGGGCGCCGATCAGGTGTCGGCCACCACCGACTTCACCGCGGTGCGGAAGTCCACCACCGCGCCGCCGTACTCGTGGCGGATCTTGTACTGCAGCTTGTCCGCGGTGAACATCTGCCCGACCGTGGGCACGTCGGCCGTGAAGAGCTCGGGCTCCTCCTGGTCGTTGAGGAAGCCCACCTCGATGATGTCGCCCTCCGCCTGGTCACAGAGCACGCCCCAGTCCGTGACGTCGGAGAGCACGGGCGGGACGACGATCCGCTCGTTGTTCGCCCCGAAGCGCTGGTACCAGGGGTTGGCGTCGTTGTTGGCGCTGCCGGGGACGAGCTGGCTCTGATTGATCCCGAACGCCGTCGCCTTCAGCTCGATCGGCACGATCAGGACGTTGGGCCGGAGCCCCAGCTTCTTCCCGGAATCCGGCTCCGTCTGGTTGAAGAGCGTCTGCTCGGCCGAGTTCAGCGCGGCGACGGCCAGCGCGGCCGTGAGCAGGTTGTCGTGGTCCGCGTGGAACCAGGCCTTGGAATCGTAGATGGCGCCGTTGCCGGTGTAGAAGGCCCACACGAACTCGGCGAAGGTGCGGCGCGCGGAGCGACCCAGCCGCCCGATCACCTTCGACACGTGCCCGATGTCGTCGTTGATGATGTGCTTCCGGGTGATGGTCACCAGGTTCCCGCGCTGACCCACGCTCCAGCTCGCCTTCTCCTCCCCGTAGGCCGCGATCTCCTGGTAGTCCGCCGACTCCGGGTCCACCGTGGAGAGGTTGCCGAAGTAGCCGACGCGCACGCTCTCCTGGGCCTTGAAGTCCGGCACGCCGCCAGGCCGCTTCGTGTAGAGGAACTGCTCGCCGTACTCCGGCTCGCGGTAGTCCTTCAGCATCCGCCGGTGGAGGGTGTTGGCCAGCAGGTTGGGGAGCGTGCTGCTGGTGAACGCCTCCTGGAGCATCGCCTCGCGGGCGCTCTCCTGGATCATCCCCGTCACCGTCGAATCGTGGCCGAGGGTGATCTCGTTGTAGAGCCGCCGCAGCCCGATCGGCGTGATCGTCTTCAGCGCGCTATCCTCCGGCTCGAGGCCGAACGAGCGGTCGAGGGCCGCCTGCAGCCGGTCGAGCTTCTCCGTCCCCACCTCCACGCGAGCCCCGCCGCCGGGCACCTGCACCCGCGCCGGCGCCAGCTTGCCGATGTACTCGCGCTCCTCGTCGATCGCCTCCTGGATCTGCTCCTCGCTCACCACGCGGCCGACGAAGACCTTGCGGATCTTCTTCTGCACGAGCTCCGGGAGCTTGGACTCCTGGAGCTTGCGATCGAGCAGGATCTCGGAGCGCAGCGTGCGCGCCTCCTGCAGCGCCGTGTCCGCGCCTTCCGACGGGGGCGTGGCGACGGGCGTCGGGGCGGGGTCCTCCTCCCGGAGCGACTCCTGCAGCTCCTGGGTGGTGGCGATCTCGGCGAGATCCCCGAACGTGACGGACTCCCGGTCGACCCCGGCCAGTGCCTGGGGCCGCTTGGCGTCTAGGATGCGAAGCAGCCGCTTCACTCTCGTGGGCATATCAACCTCCTGGTGAGTTGTGGCCGGGGAGCTTTCCACCAGCCGAGTGAACCCTCCGCCTGCAGAGGGTCTGAGTACGACGTCGACGGAGAGCACGGTGCGGAGCGACTCGACCAGCAACGCATCGGTCCGTCCCACCTTCCCTCTCCGCGACTTCCCGCGGGCGTCGATGGAGAGGCCCATCAGATCCTTCTTCCCCCGCTCCCAGGCGTCGACCAGCTTCGCGCGGGTCGCCTCCGCGACCCCCTCCTGGAGGAAGTGCAGCCGGGCCGTCACGCCGACGCTCTCCTGGTAGGCCGCGCCTTCGATCCATCCGGCCAGTTGGCCCTGGGTCTTTTCCAGCGGGTTCTTCTTGTGGCCGTTCGTGGTGTCGTCCAGGACGTAGACGTGCACGCCCTCGAAGAGGTGGACGGACTCCTGGAGGAGCTGGGGCGAGTAGTAGGTACCGTTCAGCGTATGCCCGGGGCGGATGATCACGACGTCCCATACCAGCCCGCGCCTCTCTCCGTCGACGGCCTCGTGGAGCGAGAGCACCGGGCGGTCGGTGGACTCCTGCACCCGGACCGGCACGTACTCGAGGGCCACGCGCTCCGGCTCCCCGAACTCCACCGCACCCTCAGCGCTGATCGTGTACGTCGCCCGCGCGAACTGCTCGCCGCGGCGCAGGATGACGGCGTCCTCCAGGACGTCGACCGGATACCAGCGGTCGGCCTCGTTCAGCGACTTCTCGTTCCGCGCCCAGATCGCGCTCCGGACCGCATCGACCCTCGCCTCCAGGCTCTCCGCCTCCTGGAGGACGGTGAGCGCGCCCGCCAGCGGCAGCAGCATCCGCATGGATCCCCCTACTTGCTGGGCTTCTCGCCGGTGAACTTCTGACCGTCCGTGGTCACCACCACGACCCGGTCCTCGTACTCGCGCCAGTCCAGCACCTCCTTCGCCCGGACCGGGCGGAGCTTCGGTCTGGCGTTCTCGCCCTTGCCCTCCATCACCACCTCCCCGTCCTTCCCCGTCTCCGGCCGCTGCACGAGCTTGAGCAGCTCGGCCGAGATCCGCCCGTTGGTCGCTTCCGCCGTCGCTTCCATTCTCTCCTCCTGGTCGTGGGTTATTTCCAGTCGTCCATGTGGGGGACGCTCTCGCACGCGCAGTTGGCGACGTGCTCCACCGGGGCTCCCATCTCCCGCGGGTACTGCATCTTCACACCGTCCGGCATCTCGAAGGGCTCATCCACCGGACGGACCTGGCCGTCGATCGCGGCGTGCATCGGGCGCGACTTCTTCGACCAGAGCCACTGTTTCCCGAGGCCCTTCACCACCTTCGCTGCCGCCTTGTGTCGCCGGTCCGCGGCCTCCGAGTGCACCCGCCCCATCTCGGTGCGGACGATCGTCTCGGCGCGAAACGACACGAAGCGCATGGGCTTCGTCTTCAGGTGGAGATCCACCGCCTTCATCGCCTCGTGCGGCGTCTGTCCGCCCAGCACGGCGACGCGGATGTCCTTCTCGATCCGCTCCCGCACCAGCGGCGTGACGTCCTTGATCTTGCTGGCCGCGTAGCCCTGGAGCTCATCCAGGAGGGAGTCCGGGAGGATGAGCCGCCCGACGTGGATCTCCGCCGCGGCGAGCGGGCCGGTAATCATCTCGGGGCCCATGTGCCATGCGGCCTCGATCGCGGTGGACGCCTCGCCCAGCGCCTTCGCCTGCCAGCGCCCCGCCTGCCGGTCCAGCTCGGCAAGGAGCTCGGGAAGTCGGTGCGCCTCGAAATCGGACGGCGTGGCGGAGAGGATCTGGTGGAGCTGCTCGCGGAGCTCCACCACCGTGCCCGCGATCCGGAGCACGCTCTCGTCGACCTGCAGGTGCCGTCGCTTTACTTGCGCGCGCAGGTTGGAGAGGAAGCGGCGCCTCCGCTCAGCGGGCGTCACTCGCTCTCAGCCGCCCCGGTCCGGGCGCGACCGTCCAGGGCGGCGGACGCCTCGTCGGCGAGCGAGCTCGCCCGCTTCGTCTTCGCCTGCTCGAGCATCTCCACCGGGTCGACCTCCACCCCCATCTGCCCGATCAGGCTGGCCAGCACCCGCGTGGCGACCTCGTCCGAGATCCAGTCGCCGGCGAGCGCGAACGCGCTGGCCGTCTGCTGCAGCGCGCCGCCCGCGCGGGAGAGGTCGCGCGCCGAGAGCTCGGGCATGTTCACCGTCACGACGCGCACCTCCTCCTCGTCCGGCAGCGCGCCCGTCTGGATCCCCCGCTCGATCTGGCAGCCGAAGACGTCCTCCAGGATGTATTTCACCGTCTTCTGCTTGTTGCCGAAGCTCTTCTCGGCCGGCGCCGCCATCTCCGCCCCCACCGCGCGGTTCACGTCGCCGCCGCCCCCATACCAGTGCTCCGGGATCGCGGCGCCACCCAGCCCGTGGTTTCGGAAGAGCCGCGCGAATGCCTCGGTGTTACTGCCGGCGCCCACGTCGGGGCCCACGAGCGACCACTTCTCCTTCTCGTTGTGCACCCGGACCGAGAGCGGTTTGGGCGGCTGGAGCTTCTTCATCCGCTCCTGGATGGCAGCTTCGTCGGCGCCCTCCAGCGTCAGGTCCCAGGAGTACTGGGAGCGGATCCGCTCCTGTTGCAGGATCGAGAAGAGGAGCTGCTCGTATCCGTCCAGCCAGTCGGCGAGCGCGAACAGCTCGCTGACGCCGCGGCTCATACCGGAGAGCCCGCCGATGGAGTACGTGAAGATCTCCCCACCGTCGAAGCGCTCGCGCTCCTTCTCCCCCGCGGGTGAAAGGATCTCCTGCTCCTCGCCGCGCAGTACCGTGCGGTAGCGGTACTCCTGGCCGCGCGCGTCCATCTTGGTCACCACGCCGATCGGGATCAGCGCGTTCAGCGGGTCGAGCACCACCTCCTTGACGCGCGCCGGATCCAGGACGCCGAGGCGGAAGCGGCCCGTGTAGGGGTTGGCGAAGGCGGGCCAGAACTGCTCGCCGAAGAGGTGGAGCTCGCGCACCTTCTGAGCGATGAGGAGCTCCCACCGATTCACGCCGTCGCCCCAGAATGCGGCGAGGTACCCGGCCGTCTTCGGGTGCGGGGCCTCGAAGGTGATCCCCTCCCAGAC